GGAACTTAAACTTAGGATAGTTCGCCTCGATATATCGTTTGAGGGTTGGTGCAAAGTCCACCGCCCCGCTATCAGTCATGCAGAATTCATCGAAACAAATCCAGCGACCCAACGCATCACGCTGAAGAAAAGCACAAGCGGGAGTGCGCCCAAAATCGAAACCAAGCACAACAGGGGCATCAGGACTAGGAGAATACACATCACCGAGACAGTGTATAGAATCAGTATATAGAGGATGAACTGGTTTACCGCTTGATACAAAGCCGTACTCGTTAGCCAAGTTAACCTTGATCCAGTCGTCCGTCTTTCCTTGTAGTCCGCGTCGGTAGTAATCCTCGGGTAAGTTGTTGAGGTTCTCGGCTTTGGTATTGAGATACCAACCATCTCCCTCCCGATAGACTCCACCGGGCTGGCGATGAAACTTCCAATCTTCTGGCCTTTCCTCTTCAGCGAGTCGGTAATACCAGTGATCTTCGTCTGGGGCATTGGAGTCACCTATCATTCCGTAGTGCGTAGGGCGTACACCTTCCTTCATCGACGGGTATCGACCGCAACGCAAGTCGAGCATGTCCACAACGCTCTTGGAATGCTCCTTGGCCTCGTTGAGCCACACCCATGTAGTCTGGATACCTCGTGCCTTCTTGACGTGATCAGGGCGATCAAAGGCTATGAAGATGACCTCGCTCCTGACTGTCGTGCCATCCTCTAACTTGAACTGAATCTTATGCGTTGGCGGTTCCTTGTTGCCCTGCTTGAACTCACCCAGCTCGCCATGGACTTCGATCCAATCCTTGATAGTGGTCGAGAATAGTTCGCTATAGGTATTACGTGCGGCAATGATCCGACTGAGCCTTACACCGTAGTTGGGATGCGTCTCCCGAGTGACTGGCTTCTGTTCGCACATCAGCTCGAGTAGCTTGAGGATAACTTGGACTGTCTTGCCGGAGCCTAGTGGCCCCATGATGAATGAGTTACGCGCCCGACAATCGGCAAACTCTTCGAGAACTTTACCGGGTGGCTTGGTTACATACTCAATCTTCGCCATCGAATCGCTTACGCTGTACGGCTATGACTAAATCACCGCCATCTGGGCCAGTGATCTCAGTGGATTTAAGGTCTGGCATGAACTTAGCCATCATCTTGATCGATAGGTCAGCCGCAGACTTCATACGCTGGACTTCAATCGAGTCGTATTCTTGCTCAGGATCTAGCAATTTTTTAACAACTTCATGGACATGCGTTTCATACCCAGACGCTTCAATCTTCTTTCGCATCTCGGCTTGTCGTGTCTCTCTGTTAAGTTGTGCTCTTGTCTTTGCCACCGAAGATCCTATCCCAGTTATCAGAGTATGCTTTCGTACTACTCTTGGTGAACTTACGTGGTCTTGATCCTTTCCCGCCATTCAGCTCGGGGAAGTGTCTATCCCGCGTTTCCTTGTCTAGCTTACCACGATGATCAGGCATAGAACTCGCCTCGTACTATCTCCAATACGGTGCCTTCTGCCTCATCTAGTCTTACGATCTTTAGGTTAGATAGGATTGCTACGTCTGCCTTCCATGTCTTAGCCATCGTGTCTGCCGCCCGGACTGCCATTATGTAGTCAGTTAGATCCATTGATAGCTCTCCCGATAAGTTCTGGTATTGGCGGAACAACAGCATTGCCTAAGCATTTAAGTCTGTGTGACCGATTGGGAATCCCATTAGCCACTCGACCCATTCCGGGTTCATCGGTGAAGTATCGTCCTCCAAAGTCGCAACTTGACAAGATAGCTCTTTGTCTACGCGCTTCCTGTGGTACTCGATGTTGCTCGTTACTGACTTGTAATCCGATGCTTTTGGGGTATGCCACAATCCAGATCCGATCTCTGTGGTGGTACGCGCCAAGTTCGGAAGCTGGTATACAGTGCCACTCCGCATCATACCCGATCTGGGAAATGTCCCAGAGAACTCGCTTAAACCAAGCTCCCCGTTCTCCATTAAGCAGGTTTGTGACGTTCTCAAAGATGGCGTATCGAGGTCGAAGCTCCCCAAGCAAACGGGCGCACTCTGACCACAATCCACTACGCTCTGCTTCAATACCTCGCTGGTGTCCCGCGACGCTGATATCTTGGCAGGGGAATCCGCCTGTAATGACATCGACTCCAATTCCGTCTGAAGCCAGTCGCTCTGCTGTGATTGTTCTAACATCGTCATAGATCGGTACTCCGGGCCAGTTCTTGCGTAAGACTTTCTGAGCATAAGGATCTATCTCACAGAAAGCCGCTGTCTCGAATCCTGCTCGCTCAAGACCGATGGTAAAGCCACCGATCCCAGCGAATAGATCAAGAACTTTCACAATCGACACCTCGGAAGTTTGGATGCCCGTTCTCACCATTGGAATCTATCCACATGGCGACGTTCTCACAGTAGAACTCGTACTGGCTAATCTCTTCTTCCATGTCGGCATTACCTACGATGCCCAACACAGTGATAAATAAGATAACCGCGCCGATTACAAAGCCCGGATTCTTGTTAAACATTTCTTGCTCGTACATGACCCATCCCTTTTTTTGAGGGGCAAGAAGCCCCGTGACCTTTCCGGCCTGTTGTTACCCTTAACTCAGTGAGTCGGGTAGTGTTTTGCCATCTCTAACGCTCGTGCATTTTCCAGCTTGTTGATAGCACATAGATCGAGATACTCGGACTCCGTGAGTCCTTTCAAACGCCCGACAAGTTCACATACTTGATCGAGGTTCTCAATGTGCTTGTAGCCGTTACGAGTGCAGAACATGGCTCTCTTCACAGTAGTACACATGCGGCAATGATAACACAATTTGTGGCTTTGCAACCACCCCCACTAAAAAAGATAACATCTTATGTTGTTTTTATGTTTTAGGTATGTTTCCATGTGTTCATCGGCTGGGGACACAGCCATTACCAAGGGAATAGAGACATGAATAACTTTAAATCTTGCAACGCGCACATCACTGAAGAACTAGAGCGTCAAGTGCGCTTGATCGAAAGTGCGATGAAGGCAGTAGAAGAAGGCGAGCTTGAGCGAGCAAGGCTTTTCAGTAACAGCGCACAACGATGCGCTAACGAGGTTTCATCCTTTTTGGGTGCCATGATCGAAGACAGCGCCGCATAAGCGGCCTTTACCAAGGGAGATAGACATGACATATCAAGAATTTAAACAGCAAGCGCAATACCTTGAGGTGCTGTTCCGACTAAACAAGACGGCTGAGGCCTCTAAGGATTACCATGACCACTTTCTAAACAACAAGCGTCATGGCACCAAGTATCTCAAAGAGCAATACAAGGTCGCGTAAGCGGCCTTTACTGTTATGACAAGAGCAATTAACGACGACTACCTAATGACTCATCAAGAGATTGCCGATGAGCTAGGTATCACCCGGAGTAGGGTGGCTCAGTTAGAAAAGAGCGCCCTGACCAAGCTCCGGGATCGTTTCATTCTTCGGCAGTATTATCTGGACTACGTTAGTTCCAGCTCTGAATCTCGTAATCAGGATCAAGTTCCTTACGCCTGACCTCATCGCGGTAATGCGCCGCGATATCCTTCCTCAGTAGCTTATTAGTCTTGTATATCTCATTGCGATCCATCCGCAACTTATCCATGTGCTCCTCGCCCAGTAGGTCATTCAAGAAGTCAAAGTGCGCCACGGGATTGGAGGTCATGTATCTGTGGCAAGCATGGCAGAGGGCTATACAATTTGACATGGCCCAGCGCACCCGCTTGTTAGCCCGTCCGTAGATATGTGAGCACTCAAGTCGATCAGTCTTGTGGCAGTGCATACACTTTTGATCTCGTAGCCTTACCGCCTTGCTAAACCAAATGTCTGCTTGGTCTCTCTTCACTGCCATCGTCTTCCCTCGTGTATTGACGTTCCCGGAGTATGGCCTTCTCACTGTTCCCGCAGTCACATGACCAGCCTTCCAGCTTGTGAGGGTATTCGCTCTTAAACTGGGGGACCATGATCTTGAAGCATTCAGTGCACTTCATCTGGGGTAAATACGATCTCATACTCCGGCGCTCCATCGTCTATCAATGCGGATACCCATATCTCTGCAAAGTCATCCAAACTTAAATCGACTGTGATCCCGTTAGCCGCCCAGCCTAGAATGTAGACATCGCATTCTTTTGGATTCTTGCCACTGGTTGCGCCGCCGATGTCCTGTGTCTTGATAAGCGCTTGACCGCCACCCGGTAACGGACAGCTAATTATTGGGATCATGCTTTAACCTCATCAATGCCAACCTTGAATCGACTGTGCTCGCCATAGCTCTTATCGAGTATAACGCAGGACATGGACCTTGCAGAGCCGTAACCCGAAGCTGAATGGTACGCATCCGGTGGGCATAACACGCCAAACGATTCGAGGTGCAAGCCGCCCAGCTCCGTCACGGTCCGGTGATGGATATGCCCGTGGTAAAGATATCGGTGAGTAGTCCGGCCCCATTCCTCTGCGTAGTCTCTTGTCACAGCTTCATAGAGCGCCTGAGTCTTTACTCGGTCCCCGTGGTGCATAACCACGAGAGTCTTGCCCCATTCAAAATGTATCCACTTGGAGAAGTTATCGAACACTTTTACCCGTGGTTCATTATGGAAGTACAAGCGCATCATTTCATTTAGCCAGAGACTCGCATCTGGATCATGGTTACCCCTTACGTTGATCAACCACACTT